GAGCGTAGAGCCACGAAAAATCGTTAGGCCAAGGGTTATTTTTCAGCCTTTCAAGGCAAGGCATCATTTTTTGGTATGAGCATAGGATGGGAGGATTAAGGGTCTGATATGGTTAAAATCACTACAAAAACGGTAAAGCTGGGCGCCTTAAAGATCAATCCGGACAACCCAAGGCGGATCTCCACGAAGGACATGGACCGCCTCGTTAAATCCCTTCAGGAGTTCCCGGACATGATGGGGATAAATCCTCGCCTTATTGGATTCAGAACGTTGGCAAAAAATGTCGGCGGTATTTATGCAATCACCGGAGGGCAAGATGGAATATCGCAAGCTATCAACTCTTAAAAAACTCAACGGAAATCCAAGAATCATTAGGGATAAGCAGTTCAAGAATCTTGTCTCCTCTATTCGGGAGAATCCTAAGTTTTTTGAGGCGCGGCCCCTGATCCTGTCCGACCGGACCGGAGAGTTTGTCATTATCGCCGGGAATCAGCGCTATGAGGCGGCGAAAGCTGCGGGGCTGAAAGAGGCCCCGACGTATCTCATGCAAGGATTGACCGAGGAGAAGGAACGGGAAATCACAATCCGCGACAATACCCAGCAGGGCGAGTGGGACATGGACCTTTTGAGCGCGTCCTGGTCGGACCTGCCGTTGACGGATTGGGGGGTGGACCTGCCGGCGGATTGGATGAAAGACACAAACTTCCCGCCCGGAACGGAAGCAGAACAGGGGCGTCTTGACAAAAAGAAACCTATCACCTGCCCGGAGTGCGGCCATGTCTTCACGACCTGAATTAAAAATTGACTGGGCGACTTATGAGGCGGCGAAATATGCCTGTCAGCATTGGCACTATAGTGGGTGTGTCCCTGCCGGGAAAAATGTCTATGTCGGTGTTTGGGAAAGGGAAAAGTTCAAAGGGGTCGTTATTTTCGGAACTGGTGTGGCACCTTATAGCGGTAAGCAATTCAATATCAATCAACAGGAGATCGCGGAGTTAGTAAGGATCGCACTGACTACCCACGAATCAACAGTAACAAGGATTGTTTCAATTGCCATCAAATTCTTAAAACGTCAATCACCAGGGCTTAGGTTATTAGTAAGTTTTGCCGACCCAGAACAGGGTCATAACGGGGCGATATATCAAGCGGGAAATTGGCTTTATGCCGGAACCATAAAGGCCGAGTGGTTTGAAGATAGGAACAAAAACAGGATAAACACCAAAACATTAAAGACGGGCCGCAGGGGATATGCGACAAAACTTAAAGCCGCAGGAGTGATAACATCAATTTATTTGACAAAGCACAAATACCTCATGCCCCTTGACGATGAAATGAGAAAGCAGATTGAACCATTAAGAAAACCATACCCTAAGCGCGTGACAAAGGCTACCTCTGGCGACCAGTTAGAGGGCGGCGGTGCAATCCCGACCCACGCGCTCCAAAATAAGCGTCCGAAGCAGGCGATGACCCCCGACCAGGGGGAACAGCGGCAGGGCAGCACTGACCCGGACGCTCCAATTAAAAAGGCAGGTGAACCATGAGCAGCGGCGGTTATCGTCCCGGAGCAGGACGGAAAAAGGTGATCCATGGCTAACCCGGTCCTCATGGTTGAGCTGACGAAGGTGGCTGATGCGGTGTTCGGGATCGGGTGGCGGCGGTATCGGCAACTGGCGACCGATGGGGTTACTCCCCCGGTGGTCGCCGGTAAGATCGACCTCATAGAAGCATCCCGGACCCTGATCGAATACTACCGCAAGCGTGCCGAGGCCGGGGGTTCCCTCTCCCTGACCGATGAGCGGACCCGCCTGACCCGGATCAATGCCGACCGGAAACAGTTGGAGCTGGAGAAGATGCGGGGGGAGACCATAGACACGGAAAGGGCGCAGCAGGTATGGGCGGCGGTCATGCAGAATGTGGTGAACAAGCTCGAGCTGCTGCCGGCGAAGCTGCCCCCGATGGCTTATGGATTGACGATCCCGGAGATCAAGGCGTTGGTGGAGAAAATGCTTTACGAGGTGAGAAACGAAATTGCAAATCCAGACCTTAAAGACCTCGCGCGAATGGCAAGCGGTAAGCGAGCTTCTAAGCATGGTTCGCCCAAAGCCGCTTCTCACGGTAAGCGGGTGGGCCGATCAAAACCGGGTGCTAAGTCCGGAGGCAAGCGCGGAGCCCGGAAGGTGGTACACGGCGAGGGCTGAATATCAGCGGGGCATCATGGACGCCTTCAGCGATCCGAGCGTGGAGAGAGTGGTGGTCATGTCATCGGCCCAAGTTGGAAAAACGTCGGTCCTGGAAAACGTCATCGGCTTTTTCATTGACTACGATCCATCGCCGATCATGGTGGTTGAGCCTACCATTGAAGTCGGCAAATCGTTCAGCAAGGACCGCCTCGCGCCGATGCTCCGGGACACACCATGCCTGACGCGCAAAGTCGCGGACGTAAAAAGTCGGGATTCGGGAAATACAGTCAATCACAAAGTCTTTTATGGAGGTCATATCACCATTGCCGGGGCGAATAGTGCCGCCTCTTTGCGCGGCAGGTCAATCAGAATTGCCCTTGCCGATGACATCGACGCCTTCCCATCCTCTGCCGGGACCGAAGGGGACCCCGTCAGCCTCATCGGAAAGCGCACCACGACGTTCTGGAACAGGAAAATTGGCCTGTTTTCAACGCCGACGGATGAGGGATTGAGCAAGATCGAGGCCGAATATCTCAAATCCGACCGCCGGAAGTATTACGTCCCCTGCGTCCATTGCGGAGAGTTCCAGATTTTCACCTTCGACAACGTCAAGTGGCCGAAGTCCGAGCCGTCGAAAGCGCAATATGAATGCCCTTTCTGTAAGGGGATGATCACGGACAATGACAAGGCCCGGATGATCCTCCGGGGAGAATGGCGCAAACAGGCCCCGGAGGTCAAGCGGATCGCCGGGTTCTGGATCAACGAGCTTTATTCCCCGTGGGTGACGTTCGCCCAGGTCGCCGAGAAGTTCTATGCGTCGAAGGATGATCCTCAGACCTTGAAGGTCTGGACGAATACCAGCTTGGGGGAATCATGGAAGCAGGTCATCGTCAGCCGAACGTCGGATAATCTTTTCAAGGCCCGATGCGCCTTGAATCCTCAGACTGTCCCGATGGAAGCGGTCGCCCTGACCTGCGGGATCGATCAGCAGATGGCCGGATATTGGTTCGTGGTCCGGGCATGGGCAGCAAATATGACCTCCTGGTTGATCCACTATGGTTTTCTGCCTACCGAGGAGGATCTTGACGCGCTTGTATTCAGCACGCAATACCCGGTTGAGGACGGCAGCCGGTCCATGTCGATCTGGAGGGCGGCGCGGGATACCGGCGGGACCAGGGGTAAGGAACAGGATACCTCCATGACGGAGGCCGCCTACTGGTGGATCGTGAAGAACCAGGGGCGAGGCCCGGCCCTGTTCGGAACGAAAGGCGCATCGGCGAACCAGGGGACACGGTTCAAGGTGGGCGAGCCTTTGATGCAGACGCCCTCCGGCAAGACCCTGCCGCAATGGTTCCGGATCATTACGATCGACACGGACGTGATGAAAGATTATTTCCACTATGGGCTGGACCAGGCCATTGCCCAGGGGCCGAATGCGCTCTATCTCCATGCCGAAACCGGGGAGGACTACATCCGGCAGATCACCGCAGAGGAGAAGCGGGTCAACAAGAAGGGGGTTGCGGAATGGGTGAGGCTGCGGAGGGATAATCACCTCTTGGACGGAGAGATCCTCTGCATATCCCTGGCCCAGCCTCAATGGGTCGGCGGCGGGGTGAACCTTTTGCGGCGTCCGGCGGTTCCGGGCATTCCCGGCGGCAACGTCCGCCCGATGAAGCGGCGGGTCATATCCCAGGGGGTCATGTGATGTCGGAGGATGAAGTCTCCAAAAGCGGCAAGATCCTGTGGACGGCGGATGCGATCTGCAAATATCTCGGGGTGTCAAAGGCCAAGTTCTATACGCTGGTTCGGTCTGGGCTCCCGGCGGTGATCATAGACGGAGTGTGGTGCGCCTATGCGGACAATTTGGAGATGTTTTTCCAGAGATCGACGGCGAAGCTGACAAAGAACATCCCGGAGGGGGTGGAATAAAACCCTCCCTTTTTGCCCTCCGACGCACATTCCAGAAACCTTGTCAAGCGTTTTCTACGTTCAAAATCGGTCATTCTGCGTCTAATAGCGTTCAAATCCGGTCATTCTACGTTTTGACCAAAAAACCCCCCTTATAATCCCCCCAAACAGAGCCATCCCTGCGTCGGTTGACCGGGAAGGCCATCAAATATGGGGGTGAGTATGGCCGGTATCACTCTTGCCCAGGCCGAAGCGCAACTTGCCTTGTGGCTTGCGGCGGATGCGGCGGTTGCCAGCGGTCAGTCCTACGCGATGGGCGAAAAGTCCCTCACGTTGGCCAATGCCGGAGAGATCCGGAAGAACATCGACTATTGGGCGTCCTGGGTCAACAGCCTATCACAGACCGGGGCCAGCACAAGGACCGGACCCGTTGTAAAGGGGGTGACGCCGGTATGAAAAAGCTCTCCATCCCCAAACCAAATCTCATCGACAAAGTGGTTCAGTATTTCGATCCCGTAGCGGCCAGGCGGCGGTATGTGGCCAGGGTGTCGATGGCGTATGCCGAAGGCTATGCCGGGGCATCCGTGACGAGGCGAGCCCTCTCCGGGTGGTCCACTCTGACCAGGGACGCGGACGGCGACACGCTGACTTATCTTCCGAAGCTCCGCGAGCGGTCCCGCGATCTGATCCGCAATGCGCCCATCGCAACCGGGGCCATCGGCCTTGTCGTCTCCAACGCCGTCGGCCAGGGGCTGAAGCTCCAGGCACGGATCGACCGTGAGTATCTCGGCATGGACGACGCGACGGCGGAAGCCTGGGAGTCCGCGGTTGAGCGCGAGTGGTCCCTTTGGGCGGAGTCCCAGGAGTGCGATTGCGCCCGGACGCTCCACTTTGATGATCTGCAAACCCTTGCGCTCCGGCAAGTCCTGGAGAACGGCGACGCCTTTTTCCTCATGGCGCGATTCCCAAGGCCGCCGAGTCCGTATCTGCTGAAGCTCCAGGCAATCGAGGCCGACCGGGTGAAAAACAAGGGATGGGCGATGGACACGCCGACCCTCTCCGGCGGTGTGGAAAAAGACCGCTACGGCGCGCCCATCGCCTATCACGTTCTGAGGGGCCATCCCGGATCAATCACCACATCACGCGAAAACATGGAGTGGGATGTCCTCCCGGCGTTCAACGAACAGACCGGGCTGCGGAATGTCCTCCATCTCTATCCGGTATTGCGCCCCGGTCAGAGCCGGGGCGTGCCGTATCTCTCCCCGGTGATCGAATGTTTGAAGCAGCTCGACCGCTACACCGACGCGGAACTCATGGCGGCGGTGGTCGCGGGGATGTTCACGGTGTTCGTGAAAACTGAGAGTGGCATGGGCCTGCCGTCCTGGAACCCGGCGGAGGAGGTCGGCGCCGCGACGGATGATGAGGATTACAAGCTCGGCAACGGCGCTATCGTCGGCCTGGCCCCGAATGAGGACATCACAACCGCAAACCCCGGCCGGCCGAATACCGCCTTCGATCCCTTCGTCATGTCGATTATGAGACAGATCGGAATGGCGCTGGAGATCCCCTACGAAGTCCTGATCCGCCACTTCAGTTCGTCCTACTCGGCAAGCCGGGCCGCATTGCTGGAGTCCTGGCGGTTCTTTAGAACCCGGAGGGCCTGGCTGGTCAAAACCTTTTGCCAGCCTGTCTATGAGAACTGGCTATCGGAGGCTGTCGCCTTCGGCCGCGTCCAGGCTCCCGGCTTTTTCAACGACCCGCTGACCCGAGCGGCCTATTGCGGCTCCATCTGGATCGGCGATG